GTTTCTTTTTATTTTTTTTTACCACGGTTGATACACCGTCTTTCCGTCTTCATTTTTAATTGCTTTTAATGTTTGATTTCTATTGTGATCAGAATTCCAAGATACATGGATCCATCCACTGTCGGGCTCACCATCTCGATAGAACTCGAGAATGAGTTGATCAAATTCTAAATTATTTCTAATCCACTCAGCTAATTCTTTATTATCTACGCCTACTACTTCTATATCTGCGGCCTTACCTTCAGCATGTTGTGATGTAGGTTTGGATCCAATCGCAATGCATAATTCACCGGATCTATATCCAGAAGATACTATTACAGGAGCATCAAAGTGAGATCTGATAGGTTGCAATACATTTACACACAACGCTTTGAGATTATCAATATGCGCTGGAGAAGGATTGTTAGGAATATTTTTACGTTCCGCTACTTGAGATTTAACTAACTCACTTAATTGAAAGTTTGCCGAAAGTTTCATTATCCTCCCCAATCGTGATTATCATCATTAACAGTACAACTACTTAAATTTTTTTTATCTTTTTCTTGTACGTCGTAAAACATATCATTAGTGTCATCTGTTTTCCAGTCCTTATTCTCTACGTTCCAATACGTAGTTTGTACTTTATAGTCTGGCTTATTGACTTCAGTAGTATAACTAGGAATATTCCAAAGGATCCTATTATTAGGCTGAGCAGCATAATTGCCGTTGCTAAGCTCCAAAATATGCGCACACTTATGTTCTTGAGGAATTTCAGAGTGATCTGTATCAAGTATGTTAGAATCAGGATGGGCCCAATCAATAGTAAACAAATAAGTACCAGGGTATAATCTTTTATCTTTTCCAAAAAATGTTCCACGTTGCCCTCCTAAAAAATCAAAATAAGTAACAGCAGGATAATAACTAAAACAGTTCCACAACTGTAATTCGTCAACTGACATATCCGGCACTTCGGTTCTAGAAAAACGTTTTTGGAAAAACGCTGAGATAGGCAAACGATAGTAGACCGCACCATTGGATAGTAACGCATGAAAAAGGAGGGCTCTTCCGGATATTGATGCAATCGCGAAAAGAACACATTCTTCACTTTCACCATGATGTTTTTTAAAATCATATAAATATTCTTTGCGAATGTTACAATAAATGGGAGGTATGTTTGCGTTAAGATATGCCATAATTTATCCATATATGTCACCCCAGGTATTACCTGATTCGTAATCTACTTTATTTGGTACTGCTAGTGTAACAGCATTTTCCATAATTTCAACTATCCTCGCTGCTTGCTGCTCGTCTCTTACTGATATATCTAGCTCATCGTGTATTTGAATATGTGGTATAATACCTTCTTCATATAAATCTAGCATGGCTTTTTTAGTCATATCTGCTGCTGATCCTTGAATTAATTTATTTAATGCTTTGTAAGTCATTGCTCTTTTAATTCTACCTCTACCATAAGTTCTTTCTGCTTCTTCAAAAGTCATAGGTGTATGCATACCAAATGTATTCGGTTCCCATTTATTAAATCTACAACGTCTTCCTAGTAACGTTCCAATAGATCCAGAGGTCTGTGCAAATGCAGAAGTCTTATTCATTAATTCTTTTACGAATGGAACATTTTCATGATATTGATTAAATAAATTTTCAGCTTCTTCCTTTGTACTTAATCCTAGTTCTGCTTGTAATTTAGTTTTACCCATACCATAAAATAATCCAAGATTAATTGTCTTAGCTTGTGATCTAGAAATACCTGCCATGTCTGCAACAGTTTGATGAAAATCTACCGTATTGTTTTTAAATTTTTCTACAATTTTAGTTACCGATTCATCAAAACAAATAGGTTCCGTAGTAGCTGCATAATGCACAACCAATCTTGGTTCTTGTTGTGAATAGTCAAAACAACCCCATTTATGTTTTTCTTCTGGTAAGAATAATCCTCTTATCATAGGTCCTAGTTCTTTATTTCTCGCAGGAATTTGTTGTAAATTAGGATTAGAATAGCTAAATCTACCTGTTACGGTACCACCTTGATCAGATCTAATAGGATTAATATCTGCATGTATTCTACCTCTATGTGAATGTTTAAGAATAGTATCAATAAAAGTTGTATGTGCTTTATTAATTTCTCTTGCTTTTGCAATTTTTTGTACTAAAGGGTGTTTGTGTTCTGAAAGAAAATTTTTAGTAAAGGAAGGTGCTTTTGTTTTTTCTGTTCTTATGTATGGCAATGATAGCTTGTCAAATACTTCTGCTATGCTTCTTGCTGCCCAAATTTGTGTCTCTATACCGGTCTCATGTTTTACTTCTAACAGTAATGCTTCTTCTTGTTGTGTCAGTTCTTTTTTTAGATTATGCGCTCGTTCGACATCTACTCGTACTCCTTTAAATTTCATATCAATTAAACATGGAAACAATCTTGTTTCTAAATCAAATACTTCAGTTAGATTTTGTTTGTTAATTTCTCTTGATAATACTTTAAATAATTCTAATGTTAGCTCAGCATCTTTTTCTGCATAGCTACCTACATACATAGCGGGAAGTTTATACATTTCTGATTTAGGATCTACACCTGCTTGTTCTGCTGCTTCACGTAATCCTCGTTCATCTTTTACTTCACCAAGATAATCAAATGCTACACTATTTAATGAATACCATAATCTATTCTCATCAATTAATGATGCCATCAACATAGTATCTATAATATGTCCATTGATTTTAATTCCTGCTGCTTTAATCCAGCACACATCATACATAGCATTATGAAATATTTTAACAGAATCAGTCGCACAAACATCTCTAAACCATTCTAATACTAGTCTCTTATCTAAATTTCCTTCTCTGTGAGCTATTGGATAATAACCAGACCAACCATCTACTGCTACTGCAATACCAATAATTTCTCCATGACCTATAATAGCACCGGATCCTTTTGTTTTTAGATCAGGATCTTTTGTTTCTAAGTCAATTGCAATATATTTTGCTTTACTTAAATCTGGAAAATGATCTGGACAAGTCCATTCTGTTGCTACTTCAAACATATAAATACATGTAAATAATGTAAATAGTTACCAAAAAAGCCCAATTCATATTTTTCTCATTTCTTCTATTTCTAATTCACAATAATGAATTATCTTTTTAAGGTCCTCTATTCCATTCTTATCTTTGTAACGAACCACGTATTTAATAACATTTCCTTGAAAAAAACTCAACCCATTAGCCGTTATAAATGTGTATGGTTGAATTTTATGTTTGCTGTAATGATCTCCACCTTCTTGTCTTAGTGATGGAAATAATCTTTCTATGTCAGATGTTGTTGTCATACTATTTCTTCTCCTATGTTGTATTGATAATCATAATCATTGTTCATGATGTATAATGTTTCTTTTGTTCTGGTTACACCTACAAAAAACAATCGGTGTTCTGTATCTTTATCTCGAAGCGCTGCATCGTAGATAATTTTTTCTAGATCAGTAAACAAAATAACATTGTCACATTGTTCACCTTTTACACCATGTATTGTAGATATCTTAATTCTAGATGGCTTATCTAAATTTTCTCCACCATCTAATAAATCTTTTATATATAATTTTTGTTCTTCACTCATGTTTAATAGTTCCCAGCTGCCCGTCACTTGTAACCCGTGGTTAAGCATGAGCTCATCTAAATCAACCGAGTCTACTCCATCTAAAGACTTGCCTCCTGAGAATCTAAATTTAATTTGATCTGCTTTAAATGTTAAATATGCATATACTTTTTGTGCTTCTTCTCCTGATACAATTGCACCTTGGTTTAAACGATTCCAAATATTAATAGCTTCTACTAATTCTAATGGTAACAAAGGATTATATTTACAATCAAATCTATGTCCTAATGACAGCATATGATCTACAATAGGTTTCATTTGATTATTGGTTCTAGTTAATATCATCCAGTTACCTGTGCTAAAATCAATATTCTCTAATGAAGCATCTTCAATTACTTCTCCTTCTGCATCTCTTGGTATCCAAACCTTATCTCTTCTGTGTTCTACATTTTTTAAAATAGACATAGCTACTCGATGCACGCTTCTAGGTACTCGTCTTGATTGTTCTTGTGCATCTAAAGTTCCTTCTAAATTAATGAAGATAGTAGGATCAGCACCTTGAAAAGCATAGATTGTTTGATCATCATCCCCTGCAATGTACGAACGTTTACATCGGGATTCAATGTAAAAGAACATATCCCATTGCAAGGGACTCAGATCCTGTGCTTCATCAAGAAAAACAACGTCGAGGGAAGGACATTTATCTTTCTTAACAAACTCGGATATCATGTCTGAAAATTCAAACATCATAAAATCTCTTTTAAAATCATCTAGGTCTTGTTTAATCTGATTACATAAACCCATATCAATAGAATCAATTATATCTAATTCTAATGCAGCATCTTCTAATTGAGTAATTTTTTTAGATCTAGCATAGTCTATTACTTTCATGTAATTGTTTCTGTATTCAGGAATACCACTTTCTCCGACAACTGTTTCGAATTCTAGATCCTGACATATCTGAGAATAATTTTTAAAAGCTTTCCAATTACTACCTTGTAACAATTGAGTAGTAGTATTAATTCCTAATTCTCTAGTTCCTAATGAATGTAAGGTACTAATAATTATTTCTTTATTTGGATACAGATTATTAATTCTTTTTCTTGCTTCATTAGATGCAGCATTACTAAATGATACGTATAAAATTTTATCTGGAGCAACTGTTTTTAATTCATTTGCTAAATGATGATTAACCAAACGATAGGTTTTACCTGTTCCTGGTGGACCAGGAATAATAGTTCTATTTGAATGGAGCATCTTTAGCTTTATTCTTTCTAATGATTACAGTATCTAAAATAATTTTATCTACAGCCCATATTCGTTCTGTTTTTTCATCAATCTTTTTAAATATTTGTTTGCCTTTAAATATGTTTTGCACTAATCTCATTGTCTTATTTTTTGGATATGTTTTATCTGGCCAAGACTTAGTTCTAATTAATGCTCTCCAAAAATCTCTCCATCTAAATAAACAAACACCATCTTCTATAAATGCTTTTGATTTTTTAATATCAGATAAAGATTTACCTGGAGCTCTACTTACAAAATCTACTAAGACTTCTTTTAATTGAACATCTATTCGCATATCATCAGGAGCTTGTAATGGTTCATCCATTTCATTTAATAATTTGGAAATCATTTTTCTCCATATTAATTTTGCAATAGGAAGTAATGGTTTATTAATTTGTGTTAAACAAACAATAGAAAATTTTTCTGGATCGTGTAATACTTCTGGTTCTACTTCTAATGTTTCTCCATCTACAGTTACAAAAAATAATGGTGGATCAGCATCTAATTTTTTAATCTGTGTAATCTCCGGCATTGCTGCGCCTTCTTTTCCATATTTTCTAGTATAACAAAGTTTCTCCTTACAAAATGCACAGATAGGTTTATCATTACATTTATAGTCATAGGTCTTTTTTTCTAAAGAACCAATG